TTTGCATCATCTCTCAAAGATGCAGTTTCATCGGTGTTTGGTTGGGACAGAGAAATGCTAGAGGGATCTACAAAGACTAGCAGAGAATGGCGAGAACAAAAAGACGTTTGGTGGAGCGAACGACTAGGACTAGAAATCACTCCACGATGGGTATTACAGTATTGGGGTACTGATGTACTTAGAAATCACTTCCACAAAGACATTTGGGTCGCTAGTGTAGAGAACAAGTTGCGACAAAGCAAAGACAACATAGTTATTACTGATTGTAGATTTTCAAATGAAGTACTAGCTATTAAAAATGCAGGTGGTCTGACAGTTAGAACAGCACGTGGGGAGGAACCTGAATGGATTGAAGCAGCCGTATCATATAATAAAGGTGAAATTAGTAATATGACATGGTCTATTAGTAAGCTTAAACTTGACCAATTGGGGATACATGCTAGTGAATATTCAAGTGTTGGATTAAAGTACGACCACTATCTGAATAATAACGGTACTATTGATGAACTACACCAGCAAATAAAATCAATAATCAACCTTTAAATCTCCTCGCTTCCAATTAACGTCCTTCTTTTTTACGACCTCAACGCAATTTAAACAGATTGAACGTAGATTAGATTGATTGATATTTTCTAAGTTTCCGTCAATATGAAAGACGGTTATTTGTGAAGTGAACAAACTTTTAAAGCCACATAAATCACATGTGGCTTTTTTCTTGTAATTACCTTTAGTCCAGTTAGCCTTTCTGGGCTTTAGTTTATTTTTCTTCCTACCACATTCATCACACATGGATCTATAGTACGTTATTCCGTTGCGTTTGTAATTCACTGCACAGAAGTTTTTGTTACAATGTGAGCATATAGGTCTTGATACTAGCATAGAGTATTTAGTTTGAAAAAACCTTTAAAGGCACCGTTAACCATCCTTTTTTAGTTATTTTACTAAATAATACTATGCATTAGGGTTGTAACCCTCAAAATTCTACATAAAAGGAAAATATAAAATGGCATTAACATCACCAGGCGTAGAAGTCACGATAATTGACCAAAGTCAGTACTTACCAGCCCCAACCAGTTCTGTCCCATTAGTAATCTTAGCTACAGCACAGAATAAAGCTGACGCTACTGGTACTGGAGTAGCACAGGCTACAACCGCGGCAAACGCAAACAAACTTTATCAAGTTACGAGTCAACGTGATTTGGTTACTCTTTATGGAACACCGTTCTTCTATACAACTACGAATGGCACACCAATTCAGGGTTATGAACTTAACGAATATGGTCTATTGGCTGCATACAGTCTATTGGGCGTTACTAATCGTTGCTATGTTCTACGTGCTGACATTGATTTGGCAAGCTTAGTAGGACAAACTGGTCGCCCAACAGGTGCCCCGACAGACGGAACTTGGTGGTTAGATACTACTAATAGTACATGGGGTATCTTTGAGTTCAGTTCAACTACTGGTAAATTTACTCAACAATCACCAATCGTGATTTCAGATCCAACTCTACTATCAGGTGGTTTCCCGTTAAATAGCATTGGTAACATAGGAGACTATGCAGTAAATTCAATTGAAATTGACACACTTCCTTCTAATCCAACAGGTAAACAGTTCTTCTACAAAACCACAGATAATGTATGGACATTTATTGGATCCGCCGCATGGGCAGAGGATACTCCTACTATTATTGGTACAAACGTTCCTACTTCATTGACTGCAAGTGACTCGTTTGTTCTTAATGTTAATAATGGCTATAGTGTCACTATTACAGTACCTGCGGCAGCAAACAACACAGTTGCAGGTGTAGCTACAGCTATCAATGCATTAAATTTTGATAATTTATCAGCCGAAGTGCGTGACGGTAAGTTATGCTTGTTTGGATCAAACCCTAACACAACCGACTTAAATAATCCCCCTTACTTACGCATTGTTAGTGGTACAGGAACTGTATTAGCAGATTTGGGTATAGAAGTAGGTTACTACTATCAGCCCGGGTTTGCATGGGGAACAGCGGCAGAGATGCCATTATGGTCTTCAAGTCAGACATACCCTCGCCCTACAGGTTCTATATGGATGAAGGTTGGTAGTGCTGGCGGAGGCATGAATCATGTATTGTCACAATACAAGGCAACTACAGCTACATGGTCTTCTAAAAATGTTACTAACTATGTTTCTGATGCAGCCGCTAACAATGCATTAGATCCTACAGGTGGGCAAGCTATTCCTGCAGACACAGTTTACGCACAATATTTGTATGGTGCAAACTTTTTATCAAGTCCGGTTTATCTATGGGAACGTTATGCTAGTGGTCCTACTGTAGTTACTGGTATTGACTCAACACCAACATTCACTGGCCCGTATACTTTACAAGTAAACGTATCATTACCGGGTTCTAGTACATTGTCATCTGCATATACGGTAACATTCAATTCTTCATATACAGCAACTGGATTTTGTACAGCATGGTCTGCGGCAAATATTCCGTTTACACAGGCATCTGTGACTACTGATGGTGCTATTCAACTAGTACATACTGAAGGCGGCGAAATTGTTATCAGTGATATTAATACTACTACTGGTATAAGTAATGGTTTCTTAGCGGCAGCTGGTTTCTTAGCAGTTGCTAGTGGTTCAGTAGGTCCAACTCCAGGATGTAAGTATGGGCCTTCTGTATCGTTAGGATTTGCCCCGACCCAAGATACAGTACAAACTGGTACATCTGGTACTGGTCTAATACCTAACATTCTATCTGTTAACGCACTATACGGTGTTAATCCAACATCATTTGCAGCCGCAGGTACTGGATATGCAGTAGGCGATACTGTTAAATTCTTAGGAACACAATTGGGTGGTGCATCACCGGCTAACGATTTGATAGTAACTGTCACCACTATTGTCGCCCTTACTGGTGCAGTAGCTGGATTAATTCACTTGTCAGGCACTCCACCTGCAAACTATAGCACACAGTTATCTAACTGGGTAGATTTTACATACATCTCAAATGAAGGTGCTCCTACTATCGCCCCAGCTAATAACACTAACTGGTTCTATTCAGTAGTTGACCAAGTAGATATCATGGTTAATTATGGTGGTGCTTGGAAAGGTTATGGTACATTGAACTATGATAATTCAGGTTTCCCAACATCAGGTGCTAATACAACTGATCCTAATGGACCAATTGTTAGTCCTAGTGCACCAACTGTACAAAGTGATGGTTCAGCGTTAGTATACGGTGACTTATGGATTAGTACTGCAAATCTTGATGACTACCCAATAATTAGTCGCTGGGAGAGTTTAAACGGTGTTAATCAATGGATACTAATTGATAATGCAGATCAAACAACCTCACAGGGTGTATTGTTTGCTGATGCTCGTTGGGCAACTAATGGTACAGTAAACCCAGCAGATGATCCTATTCCGTCAATCAGTAGTTTGTTAGCAAGCAACTATTTAGATTTGGATGCACCTAATGATGCATTGTATCCACCAGGCATGTTGTTGTTTAACACACGCCGTTCAGGTTACAACGTTAAGCAATATCGTGTTAATTACTTTAACTCAGCAAGCTTCCCAGATCAAACTATTCCAACTGAAACAGATGCGTGGGTATCTGTAAGTGGTCTACAGTCTAATGGTAGTCCATATATGGGTCGTAAAGCACAACGTGCTATGGTAGTAGAAGCATTGCGTTCTGCATGTGATACAAACTTAGCAATTCGTGACGAAGATAACTTCTTCAACTTGATGGCATCACCTTACTATCCAGAAATGCAACCTAACATGGTTGTATTGAATGCTGATCGTGGTGAAACAGGTTACATCATCGGTGATACCCCGATGGGTCTACCTGATAGTGCAACTGACATTCAAGCATGGGCTACTAACGCCGCAGGAGCTACAAGCACAGGTGAAGACGGTTGTGTAACTCGTAATACATACTTAGGTTTGTTCTATCCAAGCGGTATTGCTCCGGACTTGTCAGGCAACTTAGTTGCTGTCCCGGCATCACATATGATGTTACGTACATTCTTGCGTAATGATACTGTTTCTTACCCATGGTTAGCGGCAGCAGGAACTCGTAGAGGTACTATTGACAATGCTACAAACATTGGTTATTTGAATCGTACAACTGGCGAATTCCAGACAATTAAAACTCGTTTAGGTATCCGTGATGTATTGTATATCAACTTTATCAACCCGTTAGTGTTCTTCACAGGTATTGGTTTGTTGAACTATGGTAATAAGACAAGTTTCAATAGTTCAAGTGCTCTTGACAGAACTAACGTAGCTCGTCTAATTGCTTATATCCGTCGTCAATTGACATTAGCTTGCAGACCATTCGTGTTTGAACCTAACGATGCATTGACACGTAATCAAATCGCTGGTGTTGTTGAAACATTGCTAGTTGATTTAGTTGCTAAACGTGGTCTATACGATTACTTGGTTGTTTGTGACGAAAGTAACAACACACCGGCTCGTATTGATAGAAATGAATTGTGGATTGATGTTGCAGTTGAGCCTGTTAAGGCAGCTGAATTCATCTATGTTCCGGTTCGTATCTTAAACACAGGTGAATTGTCATCAGGTGCATAAAGAGAGATTGGGTACTTACGTACCCAATCTAATATAGATAAATATTAATAACAGGAGATAAAAAAATGGCAACAGCCTCACAATCATTGTTCAACATGACCGTAGCGTCAGACAACGCAGGTGGAAACCAAGGCTTGTTGATGCCAAAACTACAGTATCGTTTTAGAGTAAATTTCTTAAATTTCGGTGCTAGCTCATCCAGCGTAGAATTGACAAAACAAGTTATTGATTGCTCACGTCCTAACGTGACTTTCGCTGAAATCACAGTACCAATATACAACTCAACATTGTATCTAGCAGGTAAGCATACTTGGAACCCAATGACAGTTAACGTCAGAGATGATGCATCTGGAACAGTATCTAGATTAGTTGGTCAACAATTACAGAAACAAATGGACTTTGTTGAACAAGCATCAGCGGCAACTGGCCAAGATTACAAGTTTCAAACAAACATTGAAATCTTAGACGGTGGCAATGGAGCATCAGCGCCCACAGTTCTAGAAACATGGGAACTATATGGTTGCTTCTTGCAGACAGCTAACTACAATACTTTGAATTACGGTACTAACGAAGCAGTAACAATCGCAATGACATTGCGTTTTGATAATGCAATTCAGTCACCATTGGCATCTGGCGTAGGCGCAAGCGTAGGTCGTGCATT